TCTTCCGATCTGGCTTGGTTTTTTCTTTTTTCAAAAAATTCTCTGGGTTTTTTGGTTTTGGCGTTTTGTTGCCGTCTTGTAGTCCTAGGGCTTCGTTGCGTTGATGCTGGACATGGGCTTTCTTTTGTGCTAGGTAGACGGCTCCTCGTTGTGCGTTGCATGGTTTGCAGCTGGCCACGATGGGTGTGTCGTCCCCGACTAGATCGTACGGCAGTACGTGATCGGCTTCGGTGGCTGGGGCTTTCTTGCACCAATGGCATAGGGGGTTGCCTTCGAGCACTTCGGCTCTTCGTCTTCTGTATTCGGGATTGCTTGTGCGTTTAGGCATTGTGTGTTGTGGCTTTCTTGCTAACGCCCTCGCTGCGCTTCGGTTGTTCTCGGTTACAACTTAGAGTTTGTGGTTTGTGTTCCCCACAGTTCAGAGCAAGTGACTCTTGGTTGCCGGACACATTGTTGAAGTGGACACCATTCGCATTTATGACGTTTGGACGCTGCACAGTGGCTGACCCCCACGGCCATTCAAGTAAGTCATCACAAGTAATGGGGCGCACTGCTCTACCCACGTTTCCGTGTGTTTCACCTGCAGAGTGCAATTCCCTACGAGGCCGTGAGTCTCTCAGTTGTCGGGGCATGGTTAGTCTTTCCAGAACCACCTGAGTGCGACAATAGCGCATACGAGTAGCGAGCCGTAATAAACCCATAGCCATTTGGCGCTCATAATTGGTACTGGTCACAATCGTCTAGTGGTACTTGCATAAACCATTCAGATGTTGTATGCACCGTGGGCTTCTTGACCAACATGATGTTGTCAAGGCTTTCAGGGGTCACAATTAGCGCCTGGGTGCGTTCAGCGTTCACGATCACATAGAACACATACGGTTTGCATTCGATGAACTTGACCTTGCGTGCTGCAATGTGGACATTTTTGAAGGGGAAGTGTTGCCCAGACCATGAGTGTTTGACTTCTACTTCAACTCCACATTGGTAGCCGTTGCATTCGCCTACTAGGTCGATGCCGTACTGATCACGATTGACCACAAGGTCGAATCGTGCCCATGTTTGGGCTTCTAAGAATCTGATGACGTCATGTTTGCAGTTGTCATCGGCGTCGTACTGCTCTAAGCAGAATGGTTTGTTACTCAATGGGCTTCCCTCCCTAGTCGTGCTGCGATGAGGTCTAACTGGTTTGGTCGCCACACATAATGTTCTATGCCTGACGCCAGCAAAGCCTCGCCCCACATCATTTGATCATGTGAGAGGCGTCCAGTGGTGGATTTGAGTTCGGCCATGATGAAACCTCTAGTCCTGTGCACCATGCAAAGGTCGGGGAATCCTTTGCCGTCTGACCTGAAGACACCGGGTCTTACTTGGTGTGGGGAGGCGTGAAAGATGAGCCATCCGTTCATCTTTGCTATCTGCTCGACTTTGTCTTGAAACAGGCGTTCAGAAGCGTCGTGCATTGGTGGCATTGTCAAGCTGCTTTTTGAGTTGTCGGTTGATTTGCATCAGTCTTTTGCATTCCTCAGACAGAATGCTGAGTTGTTTTAGCATGTTGTCTACACAGTGACAGTCAGGGTCTGAGTTCAGGGTCACTGTGCAATCTGGGTAATGCCATTGTCCGTTGAGGCCGTAGGGCATCATTTCTTGCCTGCCTGACCTAGTAGAAGTCCAGTCATAAACACGGCAAACACCATGATGACCAAAGAGAGAAAGTCAGTCATTGTCAACCTTCCACAGTGCTGCAAGTTGCCTGCTGAGTTCGTCAATGCGTGCCTGCATTGTTTCTACCTTGCGTAGGAGTTCGTTGCGTTCGTTGATGACGTCTGCTAGGTGGTCACGCAGGGTTCCGTTGTCGCTCATCACAGCCAGTTCCTTGCAATCCAAATACCAATGTAAGCGCCAATAATCAGTTCACAAAAATGGATAATGCGTGGTAATGCTTTTTTTATCAAAATGGCTCCTCCTCGGGCAGTGGGATTTCCTCGGGCTCATTGTTTTTTAGGGCTTCAATAGCTTTGCTGATTTTGAACTTGTCCCACGATGCCAGGTCAAGTGGGGGCAACTTGCCTGCCTCCTTCAACAACTTCTTATAAAGCCACACTTGCTTGTCGCTGGGGGCGTTCGCTGGGCGTTCCGTGGTGACACCATCGGCGCTGGTCGTGGTGACACGCTGCACCTTCGACATTTCTTCACGGCTAGGACGCTTGTTGAGATCAGAACCTGCATACCCGGCATTAGCCAACGCACGGCCTACAGCGCCAGTCTCACAGTTCTCTAGGTGGCTGGTTTTGTTGATGTGTCCTTCACCACGGACTTCTTCTGCCCAGCCTGTAGCGATGAGCACGTCATTTTCGTACAGCGATGCTGAGAACACGGCTGAGTTTTGCAGGTAGTGAACAAGGTCTGTTATCACTCTTGGTTGAACGCTTCGCACATGGCAGTCTTTGAGCCATCTGTCGAGTCGGTGTGCTACTGGTTCGTAGTCTTCAAGATTGAACGCCATTGGAGTAAAGCCTTTCTAGTCGGTCACATTCTTTTTCAAGTTCTCTGATTGTTTTCATCATTACTTGCGTTGTGTGTTCCAGTTTGGCAACTGTTTCTTTGCAGGCTGTGATGTTGTCTAGCAGTTCGCATTGGCGACAATCCCTAGTAGGGAAGCCTGGCTTTTCTTTGCCCAGGTAGCAGTCTTCATGGTGATAGTTGACGGCCATCAGATGAGACCTTTTGCGTGGAGGTCTGATGCTTGCTTTGCAGCGTCAAGAATCATCTGGGCAAGTGCGTTCGGGTCGTCCTTTTTGGCGACTGACAGTTTGCCGATTGCATACTCGACGGCTTGACGTTCTTCGAAACGCATTTGCATTTCTAACTTGACGGCCAAATGACCCAAAATTTGTAGTGCTTCTGAATGTGTCATTGTTTCCCTCACTGACTCGATGCGCTATTTGCAGCGCCTTCTTTTTATAACAGATGGGTGGTTGGATTTGCAAAGTTGGTCGTTCAGGCCGTTGCAGTTGTTTTTGATTGCACCCCAACCGTAAAGACCAGCCGGTGCTCTGTACCTACCACCCTCGGTGTGACCCTTGAAAGCAATCCTGTCCACTGCTCTTGCTTGCTGTGCGAACGTCAACAGATGCGCACGGCTCGCTGGTGTGTCGTTCCAGTTGTCCCAGGTGCCACGGTAAATGCCAAAGGCAGAAACATACGATCGTGTTCTGTGTTGTGTGTTGTTGCCTGTTTCGCATCGGGCAAGGTCGATGTACCACGATTTGGGCATGGGGTGGTTCCATGGTTCTTTTGCAGCTGCTGGTGCTGGTGCGAGTAGGGCGATGAATAGCGTGAAAGCCATGATGAATTTTGTCAACCTGCAGAATCTTTGTTTGGTAATCCCCAAGTTCCCCGATGGTGCCGGGTGGCCTATGGCCTGAACTATCAGATTTGGGTTTGGTCAAGTATTACCGATTTATGTGGCTAGGTGGCGAATGCGACCCTAGGCGTAGGAGGGAAACACGCCACGCCTAGAGCCTGTCAGAGTTGGCTATGCCTTGTCTGAGTTGGGTTTTGGCAACGCTCGCCATGCTGCTTCAAGCGCTTTAGCGTCTTTTGCCAAGTCCATTTCAAGTTCAAAGTGAAGCCATGCGCCCCCGATTGAACCTGCGTTGTCGGTTGCTGTAAAGATTTTGACGCCTTTTTGCCCTTCGCCTCTAGAACAGCGATAACCACGGCCGTAGTCCCCATAGGCGTAGTCGTGCAGTTCGCACAGTCCTAGAGCTTCTGAGTGCTCAATCAGCCAATCCCACAGTTCTTTAGCCTGTGCTCTGCCTGCTCTGGTCTTGGGATAGCCCACGTCGCCAGCCACACCCAAGGAATGTGTGCTGAGGGTTTTGCCTCCACGGATGTTGCGCACCACCCAAGTGCCCAAATTGGTGAACGATGGGTAGCGCCGTTTGCATAGGTCAACGAACTTTTCTGTTCCTGCAAGTTTGCCTGTGCCGGGTGTGGTCACTGGATAGTAGGGGTATTTGCGTGTCATGGTGTTGGTGGGTCTTTCGGTTTGTCTTTCAGGCCGTTGCCTGCGAGTACGCCGATAAGTCCTCCTGCGAGTGTCATGAGCATTGGTGATAGGACTGCCCATGCTTCGGCATCGTTGGGTGCTTGGTCAAGTGGTTGGGTGACAAACAGCAGGCCGTAGATCAGTGAGGCGATGGCCATGACGAATGAGAGCGTAAGTCCAGCTGCAACAAACAAAATAATGCGTGCTTTGATTTCTTCGTTTGTCATTCTTTCCTTAGCCACAACGTCCTCCTCCTATTTGTGTTTGTGTTCCGATGGTTTCGGGGGCTTTGTTTCTGATGCGTTCGCAGTTCACTCTTGTCCGGTCTGAGCAACTACTGAGCAAAAGGGTTGTCAGAAGGCTCAGGCAGAGCAGCGATTTCTTCATCGGTCAGTTCCCTTTCTGTTGTTTCGCCTGTGATGGCATCGTGAAATGTTCCTTTTGGTTTTGACATTTCTAAGCCTTTCGGTATCCGTGCACTGTCACAGTTCCACCAGTAATGGTTCCAGCGATTGCTATGTGCAGGGAAGTGAATTGCGTGTTGTCTGTTTGGATTCCTGCTGTTGTTCCACCGTTGGTGTCGGTGGCGTAAGACCCAAATGAGGTTGTATTTACAGCAAGGTTTGGGCCGAAAACATCGCTGACACCTGTGAGATTTGTGGGGTGTCCAAATGTAATTATTGAGCCAGTAGTTGATGTGACTGTGGCTCCTGCGCCAGAAGTCCAACTAACAAAAGGCGTAGTCAGGAAACTTTTGTAATTAGTTGTAGTCGCTGTGCCGGTGCCGTATTGCATCAAAATGGCTGCAGTGCCTGTTGCGCTGTTTGTTCGGATTGTGACTCTGTAATTGTCAAAAAGGCTACTGAAGCAATTAGCAATGTTCACAATGGCAACAGCCGAACCAATCGTGGCTTGCGTAATGTAGACCAGCCCAGAGTTAGCTAGATAGGTGTTTGTGTCGCTCGCTGTGAGCACCTCACCAGTCGTAAAAGTCTTTATAGCCATGTTTAGTATCCTAATCTGTTGTTATCGAGCGTGCCGAAAGTCGTGTCATTGAGAATCAGAAAGTTCACAGCCTGAGAAGGCAAAAGATTCAGCGTTGCCCGGCAAATCTCAGGCGTAACAGACAACGAAAAACCCAACACAAACGCCGTATAAGTAGAACCACGAAAATCCAACTCAACCTGCTTCGGATAGTTAGGATCTACAGCGTTCAACAGTCCAGTGGCCTCCTGATTATTCAACAAATACGACAACTGAAACGGTCTTGGCTCCGTACTAGAAAACACAGCCAAAACATAGTTGGCAAGGTTTGTTGCTTCAGAAGCAGTTTGAGAATAAGAGTCAATTTCTAAACCAATAGAACCAGTGCCAGCAGTTGACGTACTACCACCACGCACATTTATAACCACCCGGTCAGCGTTGGATTCTGAAAGCGTGTTGAACTCTAAAGTCTGAAATTTGAAGCCTGTGCCGTCGTCAGCAAAGTTGACAATCGACGCATTATCTACCCATGTGTTACGAGCAAACCAACGAATAGCGTTACCGTTGGCCAAAACATAAGCCCATTCAGTGTTTGCGTATGTTTGGAAAGCGTCCAGAGCGTTGGCGTTTGTAAAGGTTTGGGCGTTGACTTTTGTGGTTGTTGCTGTGCCGATAGTGAAAAAAGCAACATCTGGCACTTGGTCGCAAACATCTTCAGCTGCGCTTGTCGTCAAAAGACCGTCAGCAACCGATAGAGACACCAGTGCACGACCTAGCAAACCAAAAGCGTCTTCAAGTTGTATGTTCCAAGTGTCCTCAGAAGAAACAATGCCATAGGTGATTTGAAGGTCTGTGACTCTTAGTTGATAAACAATGCTTCCTAAGCCCCCTGATGAGCCTGAGAGCGCAAGAGTGACGTCTATGTAGTCGTCAATTTGGATTGTGGGAAGGCTTGAAGGTACACGACCAGTCAGATTGCCACGGCCTGCCCTGTAGTTATCGTCAATGTTGGTTCGGCCAGTATTTAGGTTGAAGGATTGAATGTTAGAGATAGCAGCAGAGCCACCTGTCGTGCGTGAAGCCGTAACTGTGATGTCTTCTACTAGTGCCATTAGTAACTAACGCCTATGGGCAGGTTGCCGTTTTGCCTGTAAAACTTGCGTAAAGCATCTACTACGGATTGAGGGTCGCCACCGTTGACGTTGATAGTGACGTTGCTGCCACCACCACCCATTCGGCTCATCCGATCTAACGGTATGACAGCCTCTGGGCCTGCCTCACCAATCATCGCCAGCGTCGGGCCAGTAACGATGCCACCTGCAGCCAACATTGGAATGTCAGGAACGTCAAAGCCTTTGCCACCGATACCGGGCACCCAAGACGGAACCGTAAAAGACAATTTGCCAATGGTGTTGTTCCATAGTTTAGCGATGGAGTTGAACACAGTTTTGAATACTGTGACCATAGTTTCCACATACGGAATGACAATGTTTTGAACGCCGAATTTGATGTACTCAAATACTTTCTTGAATACCTCTATCCAGATTTTTATTGCTGGAACAATGATGTCCGTAATGTAGAACTTGAGGAACCCAAACACGGTGTCAACAACGTTTCTGAACCCTTCAAACTTTGTGTAAGCAATGGCAAGACCAGCAATTAGCAGACCAATGCCGATCACAATAAGGCCAATTGGGTTGAGTGCCATGGCGATGTTGATGGCGACAATTGACGCTGCAATCGCTGCTAAAGCGCCAGCGATAATCATGAATGTTTGTGGGTTGTCTTGCGCCCAGGTTGCAAACTTTTGAAGGTAAGGCAAGACTTTTTCGACGGCTGGCAACAAGGCTGCACCAATAGATTCTTTTGTTTCGTCAAAGCCGATTTTCAGTCGAGCAAATTTGCCTGCTGTGGTTTCGGCTGCATCTGCAGCTGCGCCACCAGTGGTTTTGGCAAGTTTGTCCATGACTTCTTCAAAGGTTGCACCCTTTTTGATCATGTCTCGATACTCAGGTGCAAGTTTTTGGAGGGCTGTGAGATTGCCTCCATAGGCTTTTTCTAGCGCCCCAACAACAGTTTCTAACGGCTTACCTGTTGCTGTGGCTATGTCCATGGCTCGTTCAGCGAGATCCTGAGCCTCGGTAACGTCACCTGTTGCCCTAGCAAGCCTGTCAAATGCTGGCCTCAATTTGTCGTCTGAAAAACCAAGCAACTTGCCTTGCTTAGTAATCCAATCTTCGACGCTGGCAATCTGGGCGTCATTTGCGCCGGTCGTCTTTTCAAGGCTGCTTGCAAGTTTGTCTTGCGCTGCTTGGTCTTCAATAGCGCCTGCTACTGCATCGCCAAGTGCGAGCGCTAAACCAGTCAAGGCTGCAGCTGCAGGAACGGCTGCTTTCTTGATAGCAAACTGGGCTTTCTTGCCAGCGCCTTCAAGGTTCTTGAATTCGTTAATTGCCTTGGAGACACCTCCACCGTCGAAGGTTGAGATGATTGGGATTGCAAGTGCCATTAGTTCAGTTCTTTCTGGACACGCTGAATGGCATCCATTGAGAGGCGCTGTAAGCCTCTTTCAATCTCGCCACGCTTCCGATACACAGCAGGCCCAAGAACTCTTGTCTGGTTGGGTTTGAGTGGCCCTAGAGAGTCTCCTAGAGTGTTGGGGTTGCTACGCCCTGCAGCCTCAAACACTGCAGCGCCAACGTAGGTCTGTGTGATGTAAAGAAGGCTGACGGCTTCCCTTGCAGCATCGACTTTCAACTTGACTCCAGACTGTGCCTTAGCGACAGAGAACGGAAAGATTTTGCGTCCTGATTTGTCTGTCCAGTTGCGAGCCATGCCCGACAAAGGAATCTTGGCGTAGCCCTTTTGGACTTCCTGAATAGCAGGCTGGGCGATTTCGTTAGCGTTCTTGGTGAATTCTTTACGAAGACCCGGCTCAACCTTGTTCAGAGAACGGATGGTTTCTTTCAGACCTGCTATCTCTATGGAGGCTGATGCTGTCATTTCCGTTGTGCTTTCTGCTGGTTGTTCAGAATCTCAATGACTGTCGTTAGATCGTCAATCTCAAATTCTATTTGTGGGGGGTAAAACCCTGTTGCAACAAGTACCTCTGCTAAGGCTCTTCGGTAACTGTTGCTTCGGTGGCTTTTGGGTCTTCTTGACCAACTACTTCTACGGCATTGACTTTCTTGATGTATTCGTCAAATGAAACTGGCACTGGAATGTTTTGCTGTTTGCAGCATTCATACGCCATGAACGCAAGGTCTTCGATGCCGATGCCGTTAGCGAGCGTCGAGGCTTTTTGTTTGAACTTGCGTTCCCAAGCGACAATGACGAACAGGTTTGTTTCTAGTTCGTATGGTTCGCCTTCGTTGGGCGTGATGCGTAGTTGGATTTTCATTGTTTCCCTCGTTCCTTAGATCAGGTGATGTCTCGTACCCATGTGCCACCAGTGAAGGAGGCCGTGACGGTTGCGAGTTCGCCAACTGTTGAGTTGATTGGCGTGAAGTTTTCCAGCATTGCGTTCGTAATGACGTACTCAGGGTTGGAAGCCGATTCAGTTGTTCCTGATGGGCTGATAGTCAAGACTGTCGTGCCCTGACCAACCATGGCTGCAAGTGCTGTTTCAACTTCTGAAGTTGAGCCTGAGCCACCGTAGGACAAGAAGAAGTCAATGGAGACTTCGACGCTCTGGAGGCCACCAACAAAACGATGTCCAGTGTCACCGAATGCTGTTGCTTCAAGCGAGTCCTGACCGATGGTGATTGTGCAAGCGTTTGCCTGATCACTCAAGTCGTAAGTAGTTGCGCCCTGCGTGATGTTGATCGTTGCATTGCTGAGGAATGTTGATGTTGCCATTTCTGACCTTTCTAGTTTCGTTTGACTGCGATAGCCACAGTCAAATCGTATGTTGGTATGTCTTGCCCACCGTAAGAAGCGTTGCCCGGTCGGGCGTCAACTACGGCAATGGAAGAGTTCATGATTGTGTCAACCGTGGTCATCAGGTAGTCACCTGAATCTTGGTTGCCAGGAGGAGCTGCAAGTATGCGAACTGGAATGCGAAAGTCGCCCACGTTGTACGTCCATGAAGTCATCACTGGTAATTCAATGAAGACAGACATGGGCCGTGCGTTGCGTGGGTCTGTGACTGGTTTCAAACCCAACGCTGTGAGCGCCGTTTTGATTGCGTTCACTGCGTCAACAAGAATTCCAGATGCAGCCATTACGCCACCTGTGGACGGCCACAACCAATGAGAGACATGATGCGTCCCATGGTTGAAGGGATAGGTATTGAGGACATTGCGTCAAATGAGGCAAACGAATCTGCAGAGCCACGCTCACGATAAAGAGTGGCTGCATACATGATTGCACCGAGTTTCACATCTGCACCAGGCACTGTTGTCATCGAGTCTGTGTAACCAGCCTCACGACGCTTTCTGAAGCACCAGTTGTTGGTGGCATTGACGCAGACCGTTATGAAGGCCGTGTCGTTAGCAGTAGCCACGTCAATACCTAACCAACTTGTGACATCGGAAGCCTGTATCCACGATACAGACGGTGTGAAGGTCACAGTTCCTGTAGCAACAGAACGCTCTAGGTCATCGCCAGCGTCTCGGAAAAGAAACTGAAACAGTCGAATAACTTCGTTGTCAAACTCAAAGTCGCCTTCGTCTGACTGTCCGATGTATTCGTTGTCTTGCGTTGAGAGAACGGTGTGTGTGCCGTTTAGATCGTGGCCAGCGCCAGCGATGGTGACAACATCGCCAACGGTGATACCAGTTTCAACGAAGGTCTGAAGAACCACAACACCGTCTAGGCGTGTGTGAAACGCTAAGTCGTAAGTGGCCATGGTTCTTCAGTTCCCTCTAGGTCTCAGGACTAAGCCTGAGGAATCTTCATGAACTGGTTGGCGTCAATCATCTTCGGGGCAAAGTAGCCACGGAATGCGATTGTGCGTGACAGCGTCGATGGATTGTCAAGGCTGATTGCACCCTTCTGCTGTTCGTAGCAACGGAAAGCACCAGTTGCTGCTGCACCGACAATGGTGGTCTTTGCTGCGAACTGTGTGTCCACTACAAGACGCAAACCGAACACAACTGCGTCACGGCCACCGGGGTTCATGGTGCCAAATGCGTTCATTGGCCCAACCTGTGGGAACAATGGACGGTCTGCAGTGTCACTGAGTTGACCAAGTTGTGCGAACACATCTGGTGAAACAAAGAGGTGATCCGGCATGTAGTAGCCATTGCTCAAGATGGTTGTAGCGCAAGCATAAACCTTTGCAATCCAGTCTGCAGGGTCTGTCGTTGCGACGTTACCTGTGGTCTGTGAAGTACCTGCAAGAAGCGCATCGGCAGCTGCATTGTCTGTTGCAAGGGCGTATTTTTTGCCCATGTCTTCAAGAAGGCCGTTGAGCACTTCTGGTGAAGACCAGTCAATTGAAGCCTCGGAGACTTCGACGTATCCACCGTAAATGTCTTTGGTGATTTGGATGTCGTCAACGACGTATTGACCAGCAGTGATTGTGGTGTTCTGTGTCTGTGGGCCACCGATGCTTGTGTGCGTGGTGATTTTTGGAACGATGAATACCTTGCCTGATTGAGGCATTGGGCGTGAGCCGATTGCATCGACTACAGGTCGCAGACCCTGGATTCCAGAGTAGATCGGCTGAACAATCGGCAAAGGAAGAATTCCGTCAAGGTCGCTGGTGGTTACATCGGGTGCTGCAGCACGAAGACGAGCGTTGAACTCGGCAGCGATAGCGCCACCTTGCATCTGTGCGCTAATCCATTCGCCAGCAGATGGCATCTTGAACTCACGCTTCGCTGTTGCGAATAGGGGTGTTTGAATAACGTCGGGCTGGGAGGCTTCGACTGGGTTTTCTTGTGACATGGTTTCCTCCTCGGAAGTGTCTGTTGTTGGGGTTTCGGTTGCTTCTTCTTCAGGTTCCGAAGCAGCGATTTCTGTGATAATGGCATCCTTGAATGCCGGAGATGCGACAAGCGAGATTTCGCTTACGATGGCTGATGAGACAACCATTGTTCCGTCTTTAGCCATGGTGAATTTGACTGGTGTTGCGCCAACGCTTACGGAGTCGTAAGCGCCAGCCTTGACAAGTTCAATTGCATCATCTGATGCTCTGGTCTTGGCAAACTTGGCTGTGAACAAAAGTCCTTCTTCAGAATCTGCTAGTTCAGTAATGACGCCACGCAACTGTCCAGAGTCGTGATTTTCTAGCAGTTTTGGTTTTGCTTCGAGGTCAAAAGCGCCACGAAGGAAAGAAACTTTTGTGCCGTCTGAAACTGTTGCTGTGACATCCCAAGGAACGGCCAGTCCAGTAATAGTGCGTGGCGAATCTTCGCCTGCAGCTGCATCCAGTGTCACTGGAATGGCTTGAAGTCTGATCATGATAATTCTGTCTCCGATGGTGTAGGAACTTCTGTTTCTCTAGGCATTTCTGACATGTCGTTTTGCTCTAGTAAATCGTCAAGGTCAAACTCAACAAAGCGTCCACGACTCAACACGTCATCCATAGAAAGACGCTGTGTAATTGCTGTGGCATACATCTGTGCACCAAACAACCAAAGGTCTTGACGAGCCTGCTGTGCATTCTGATAAGTCATTGAAGCACCGGGGGTGGGTGCCGAAACGAGATAAGCAGGAACGGAGCAAAGCCTTGACAGATCGAGTGCTTGATACTGGCGTTGTTCGCTGTTGACACTCATCGGGTCTTTGTCAAACTCGACGAACTCGACAAAGTTATTGAGTGCGCCAATGACGTTTCCATCACGGCGAGCCTGCGCCCATGATGCAGCAAGGTCGCCCAACTCTTCACCTGACATTGTTTCGCCAGCAGAAGTTTGCTGAAGATAACCAGGGACGGTTTCAATGGTGGCGTATCGGTCGGCTGCTTGGTCTAGGTGATAGCCAATGTTGAATGCACGTTGACCAGTAAAGATAAGTCCAGTTGTTGGCGACAAGAAAGTGATGACTTGCGAAGCGTCAATGTTGACACCGTTGAACTGGATGTCATCGGTCATGCCAAAATACTGTGGGCCTTGCTCATCAGGAGTTTGAATGTTTGCAGCTGGTAGCCAACGGAAAGACATTGGGCGACCGTCGCCAGCGTTACGGCTGGTCACATACCAAAAGGCTCGACCGTAGAACCATAAATCTTTGAAGGTGTTTGCAAGCATGAACTGGCGTGGCACATTTGGATCAGGGCGCTCCATCCACGTTTCGTTAGGCACATAGATTTCTTCGTATTTTTCGCCTGTCCACTGCTTGGTGTATTGCCTGAACTCAAGGCTTCCAATAGTCGAAGCAAGCAAATCGTAAGAGCGTGAAACTGTGGGCAGTGACAGCGCAAGTGTTTCTAGGGTGCCAGTGTTCCATGCGTAGAACGGTGGGATTCCGGACGAGCCGACACCAGCAGCAGCCTTTAGGGGCGCACTGGCGTATTCGGCTCGGATTTTGCGAGAGAAAAGACCCACGCTCGGAGTCTTACACAGATTTGTTGCAAATGCAACTATCTACGGAAAGCCATTGCAGCCTTGCCAGTATTTATCGGGCGTGAGACCATCGCTGCAGCAACCACTAGAAGTCGGGCTGCTTCGATAGGCCCCGGTGAACGCTGGGAAGAGATAACCACTTGACCATTAGCCCTAGCCAGCACAGCACGATTCACATGGCTTGCCAGTAGTTCTTCACCACGATGCAAAACACGATGCTCCAAAATTAGCGATCTAGTGAGGGCTGTCAATTTGAGGATTTCTGCATAGCCAAAAGTGGTGCGCCTGCGTTCTAACTTTTCGGGGGTGTGCACGTCAAGAGTTGGCGAGATGACCAGACGCAGTTTCGGGTCTGCCTCCATAGCCTTCTCAATCTGTAGCCACATCTCCTTCATCGACTCAGTAGAGAACTCGACCGTGGCCACAATGGTTTGTTCCTCAGTTAGTCCACAGCGAATCCCCACATACTTGGAACTATCCACAGAACAATCCACAGCCAAGACGCCACCAGCAGGGCATTCCTGCTCGGTCTTCAGTTTCTCCCAGACGCCAGGTTGTAGCCATGCGTCAGCCGAAGAGACCCACAGATTTAGGTGCGCTCGAAGGAACGCTGCACGATCGGGAGATTCTGCAGCTGCATGAAGGGCGTCAAGGGTGATGGTTTCGCCCAACGCTGGGTTTGCCCAACGCCAGTATGCAGTGTCGTTTGGGTCAACATCGGGCAGTGACCACTCAGCAAAATAAAGCCGTGTCTGTTTGTGTTTGTCAATCGCCCCCAGTGCCTGCTCCCGAAGACGTTGCATAGTCTTCGACCCTTCGTCGCCACTGGTTGACCACGAAGAAAGCAACGGTGATTTCACAGCAATTTGCGACGGCCTCAGAGCGTCAAAATAAACTTCCTCGGTGACGTTCCAAACTTCGTCCACAATAATCAGGTCGTAAGTTCCACCATGCAAATGAGGCGTCGCAGCACGAACCTCCCAAACACAATTGCCTATCTCGACTTTGTTGCGCCCATAAGACCAAGTGACTTTGGCGTCGTAATGCGCCTCCAGTACCGGGGCAAGTTCATTGAAGATGGCAACAGCACGATCAAGTTTGTTGGCCGTAGAAAGAACCCTCATCGGTTTGCCACGCATCGCAGCAAAGTCCGTAAGCCACCAGCCAATAAGCGCCGTCAACGCAACAGACTTGCCGTTCTGACGAGCCGTAGAAACAAGAGACTCACGATGCACCAAGTCACCGTTGTCGTCGTGGGTCAACTGGCCATTCAACGCTTGACGTTGCCACCCGAACAAAGTTTTGTTGAGCACTCGCTCAGACCAGCCTGCAACTAGATCACCATAAGAAGGGCCTGCAAGAATCGGCGTTTCCAACCGTGGCAAAACACGGCCAAACTCAGGCGACTCAGACGCAGCCAAACTGAAACCACCTGAACTGGTTTGGTTTGTTTCAGATAAGAGCAAAGAGTAGTTAACGGAAAGCAAATTACGCAATATAGCTCCTTTTATAAGGAAAAGATGATTAAACAAATTTGTTCTGATATGGATCTAGTTGAAGC